TTATTTTAATAATTTCTTCGCTCACTCATAACAATTATTATATGCCTTGTTGTATAAGGCTTCATCAAGTATATCTGCTTCAAATAATTCTGTCAGTTCTTCCTGTACCTTTTCTAACAATTCTATCTTCTGATTTTTTCTTAATCCTCAATCAACTATTTCTTTAACAAAGTTCGGTTCTCGTATTTCCATTATCTTAATAATATTCTTAATTAATTAAAGTCTAAATAATGTTCTAAATGTTTGTACTATGAAACTATACATAGTTCATACTACACTTACTTCTTTTATATTTCAAGGTACTGTTATTTCATTTACTCAATCACATACTACTCCTGTAGAAGTAGCATTGTAGTTTACTGTGATAGTTGGACTAAGATTAAAAGCATCTTCCATTTGCAATAAATAACCTCATACTCAAAAATATATTGTTCAATTTATAAAGTCTGTTTGATAGGTATTTCAAAATGTTACTACCTTTTGAGTTTTCATACTTGTCGAATTGTGTGGGACTGTTGTACTAGCATCTCAAGGTGTTCACATTTTAAACCAAAACAAAATTCAAGAGCTATCATAAATATAAGCGTCTGTTTCAGTATCATCAACATATATTGATTGAAAATACACTCCCCAATCATCTAAATCTTTTCAAGCAACATAAGAACAACTAGAAATATCTCGCCCAGTAGTACAAGTTGCTTTTCTAATCCAATCAGTAGTTCAAACATAATATAATATAGTTCAACCTGATTTAAAACTAATTCAAGTCACATCTGTTTCACTACCTGGAGCAGAAGACTGACTATAAGTACAAGTTGTTAAATCATATGCACCAGTACAATTATATTGCATTATAGTATTTGTTGCATTTCAAGGAACATAAAAATTATTTCAACTATTTCAAAATTTTATGTCCTTTGGTGTTGAATCTTGTAATCATATATCAATAGTTGTAGCTGATTTAGTACAAGTAGACACATCATAAGCACCAGTACAATCCCAAAGATATAAATCATTATTTGTATCTAATATATATAATCTATCTCAATCATCATCAAAATCAATAGCCAAAGGACTTCAACCAATAGATAATTCTTCATCTACTGTTTGAGATGAAGCTACTAACTGTGCATTTGCAAATCAAAACAATCATCACACTAACAACAGTCATACCAAACTATATAAAATCTTTTTAAACATAATAAATTATTTTAATTTATAAAATCTATTTCATTTCTTCTTGTACTAATCGTTTAACATTAGTAGAAGTTTCTACAACCAATTCATTCATTATTCAAATCTTGTCTAATACCTTATCAATCTTTACAGTATTCTTTTCTATGTTATCTGTGTTTTGTGCTACATCAGACATAAATACTCAAGCTCTTATACCAAAAACTACCACTGCCAATACAACAGTTATTACAGTTCAAACAGCTATCTTAAAAGAGTGTTTCTTGATTGTTTGCATAGTTGTATTTAGTTATAAAATTATTTAAGGTGTAAATATTGTTGATGTAGTCCAAGCTCAACCTGTATAATATTGTGCTTCCATAAGTCATCAACTAAAAGCAAATTGGAAATCTAATCAAGGTGTGGTTGGATTTGTATATATTTGTGTAATCACTTCTTCTCAATTCCACATTAAATCTCAACCTACATTATACATTCTATCTGTAGTTGTACTAGGTGCTACTCCTGTTCTAATAAAGATTGCGGGTTTTTTACTATTATCTTGGTCACTATCAGCTTCCAATCTTACTGCTGTTCCTGCTGTATCAGTCACTGCCGAACCATATCAAACAGATATTGAATTTTTATTTGATGCTCTAAAAAGACTTCAATAAGCTAAAGACGCAACACCATAATTCCAAGCACTTACTCATCAAACAAACGCTTGATTTCCTGCCGATTTACAGGCACTTCATATTGCAAAACTATTTGTAGCTTGTGCTTCATTATTTGTTCAAAATACTGTTGCTGAGTTTCATCTAGTGTCCCATTGTGTACTTTGTGCAACTCCTGCTCAGAAAAATCATAAAGACTTATCAAATTGCATTCTCTTATCTCAATCAGGTCAAGTATCACTTAATCAAGTACTACCAAATACAAAGTCATCTGTTGCTAAAGTTCAAGGACTATTTGAAGTCACATTACTTGTAGTTAAGAACGCTCAACCAAATCAGCTTTCTGCTGTCCAACCAGTTCAAACACAAGTCTGTAAAGCTAAATCTCATCAAATTATTGCTACCTGTTTTTGTCAAGAAGTACAAGCAACTACTGCCGTTTCTCAACTTAATATATAAGCTCAAGTAGTAATTACACTACCTAAATCATTTGCTATTGTATCTAGGTAAGTAAATATTGAAGATGAACTAGGTATTAGGACATCACTTCAAGGGTAAACAATACCAGTAGTTACAGAAGTTCGTGGTAAATAATTCCCACTAACAGCAGTCCAAACTGGATCTGTTTCAGTAGCTTCTATTAATCTACCAGCGCCGTCCGTTCATATCAAAGAATAATTTAATAGGTATGGTAGCCATAATCAGCTAGATCCAACTTCTATTTCTATTGCATTATTTCTAGCACCATCAGACGCACCATTTCAAATTACTATTAGATTTGATGTATCGTCTTCGTTATATATTCAATATACAACTGCGTTAGTTGTATCGTGATATAATCATTTACCAACTAATACTTGATTCATTGTATTTGCGTGTCAATCGACACCTATTCAAACAAATACTGATTCAGTTATATTTTCTCTCATTCAATTATCATAACCAAAAGATAACCAAGTTTGGTTTGAGGCTTGATTTAAATGAGATCAAAGAGTACCGACCGCAAATCATTTGCTGGCATTTGCTAGAGCATAGTTTCCGATTCAAGTTGTGCTTAAATAATTTTCAGCGCTTCAATCAAGATACCAATAACCAGTTGAAGAAACTCCTCATCAACCAGTGCTATAGGAAATTCAATTAGAATTATATAGATTATCTATAATAACCCGACCACTGGAATTATCTCATAAATTAGCGATCACATCTCATCAAATTACGTAGCTTCCGCTTTGAGTTCATCAAGAAATTATCTGAGTAACTGGCAAAGCGATTGCATCTTGTGCTTTCCAAAGAGACGTCCATTTTGGCAAAGCAAACGCACTTCATATTAATAATATTGATGATAATATTAATATTGTGTTTTTAAATCTTTTAAACATTTTAGTTGTAGCAAAAAAATAAAATTAAGCTGGAGCTGTTTGGACTATTTCTCGTCAAATCATTCAACTTGCATTAGGGTTTGTATATGTAATCTCCGAAACTGTATCAACATAGAAATCTCAAGCCATTCTACTGGTTGCGACTCATTCAGGGCTTCAAGTTCCTGTAAGTGGTGGCATAGCTCAACTTCATCGAGGACTTGTCACAATAGATCCATCCGGATTCAAAAATTTGTTTGCCATCGGCGACATCTCTTTATACTTTTCTGTTGCTGTTGTCATATCTACTAGGGTTCAATCTAAAAGTGTTATTGTACCGTCCTCATTTAGGACTTTATTTGCAGCAGGTGCAAATTCATTGTATCTATCAGTCATATTATAAGGTTATTTTACTAAAATTTGCATCTTTTCAATTTGATCTATATTCCATTAATAATGATGAGATATATATTTTCATTTCTTTTTTCTGTGTATCAGATCAATCCATTAAAATATTTGTTTGATCGTGGAGTTTATATTTTTCCAAAATCAATTCTCTACATTTCAATTTCTTTTCTTCTTTTGTTACATCATTATCATCTATAATAAGCAAACTATTTTTTTCGACAGTTATAGTGTGTCAATCTTTTATTTTTTTATAATCTTTATCTGATATGACATCTATAGAAAAAGTATGTGGCAAATTATATTTTGATTTACCTATATAAATTAAATTATCTAAAGGTCATTTAAAAAAGTGTTTCATAGTTACGTAGATAATGGATAAAACCTTGCTCCAGTTAGTGACGCCGATCCTTGAACTACTTTATAATAGTGTCATTTAGTCACTGGAAATACTGCTGTTCATTCTGTTCAACTAAACGCAGTTATTTGAGTCGTAGCATCTATTGCGTCCATATATCCTTTTAAAGATCAAGATCAGGTAATATATGCAACAACAAATCAGTCTGTTTCAGCTTGATAAACAGTGTTATCAAGTAGTGTATGTGGCTCTTGTACTTTGTACGCATCAACGAAATTTTGCTCATCTATTAGCATATTTATTTGTGTAGTTTTTGTTGATTTTCCAACCAATACAGGAGTATCTCAAGGATTTCTATTTGCAGAAATTCAATATCTTCAGTCTGTATCTATTCATTCGATAACAAAATTTTTAATATAAGCATAAGTTGCTCCAGTATTCAATCTGATTTCAACTGTTATTATATCGGTTTCAATTATAGGTGTTGTATATGTGATTGTTTTTGCAACATAGGATGTTGTAACATTTACTTGTGTACTACCCTCTTGTACTCAATTTATTTTTACCATCGCCTCTGCTTGTACTGTACCAATAGCATTATCACATTTAAGATCAAAAGAGAATTGTGTAGGTGTTCAAGATATTCAAGATATACTAATTTTTTCAGTAAATACATATCAACTTTGGATCTGTTCAGGTAAACTTTGAGCTTTCATAAGATAGAAATATTCTCATTCTGTAACTGCTGATTGGTCTAAATCTCATCATTTAATCATAGGAACGACATCGTCCAATACTCAACTTTGAATTACTATTCAATCACATCTATTTTTTGATGCAGTGTTTGAATCTGTATTATATGCTTTTCAATCTGAATCATCTATATAAATTGATCCCAACTGATCTCCAGCTGTTATGGTTTCTCATAATGTCACATTTTCTGTAAATTTAGATGTTATAATTACATCACTATTATCAACTACAGATATAACTTCCCAATAATCATTTGCTGCGTCTCGTGTCGCTTCAACTATTTGTCAGGCACTTATATATCAAGTTTGTAAAGCATCTCAACCAAATATTGTAAGATCTTTTGCACCTAGAGATGAAACATCAAGAGTCGCTGCTGCAGTGTTTGCAGTGTCAACATCAAAGAATACTCTCATTCAATCTGTTAGAGCTGAAACATCCGACAATGTAATTGCGTAGGCATCAGTTCAAGTTGTAGAGCTTCAATAAATTTTGTCTCAAGATATATAATCAGCTAGATCCAATTTTGCATCTATTATAGTTTGCATTTGTGTAAGATGTGAAGCCAAAACAAAACATCCGACAATATCTCATACTAGAAATGATTGTGCTATAGTACCGTCTTGCGCTCTAGTAACAGTTATAACATCTCACGATTTATTTGTCATTAAAACAACCTCAAATTTTTGAAATACATTTAATACTGTTGGAGATGAAACAAGTTGTCATAATGCAATTTTTGATGTTTCTCCTGGATCAAGATCAGGTAAATTTGCACCCTGTCAAGCACCTAATACAATTATTGTATCTCCTGCACTAACTGGAGCGTCAATAGTTGCCTGTGAATCGTCTTTTAATTTGTAGTATATTCCCATTATGCTGTGTTAGTTTCTAAAAATTGTTCCAAACTTTCATAATCTTTTGTCTCAATAACTGCACCATCTTTATCATAAACTATTTTTTTAATTATATCATTTCTAATTAATATTTCTGAATTCCTAACTGTTATATTATCTCCTGGATGTAATCATTCCCATTGTTTTGGTTTTTCTAATCTAATTAAATTAAATTCCTGAATTGTTTGTTTACTTAAATAATCTTCTCAATATTCTGTGGCTGCTGAGTTAGAATCTACTTCCTGCTCCAAATATATCTCAGTTTCTAATAATCAATTTGCTGCTATCGATACTGCGTCTTCAACTATAACATCTCAAATAAGTATATCATCAACCCATACATTTATAAAACTTCATGGATTGTCTGGATCTTCTGCCCTGATTTCAGTTCTTGTAGTAAATCTCCATTTTATATATACCTTATTTATCAATAATGTTGTATCTGTTTCGACAGATATTGCTGAGACTTCTTCTCAAAATATTAGTTCCTCACTAGCTCAAGATGTATATGGTTGAAATATTGCCTCCCTTTGTTCGTTTATAAAGAAGTATCGATCTTTTGTTTTCTCCATTGCCTGACTCAATACATCAACACAATTTCTAGCATTTTTTATCTTCCAATTATACGGGTTAGTATATGTTTGCACTTTCGTAACATCTATATTCAACCCAAGCTTTGTATTTACTTCACTTATACATTGTAGGATTGCAGTAGTTGGATTTGTAATTGATAATGATCCACTATATACAACCTTTGACAATAAACTTGCTAATCAAGATATTTTTATATCAAACCTATATCATTTTTTATCTTCTTTTTCTATTATAGATACAACCCATCAAGTATATATCAATATTCAGTCTTGATAAACTTCTACTATATTCCTATTTTTGAATAAATCGACCGTTCATTCAATAGAATTTTCAACAAATCTACCTCAATAATAACTAAATGTGAATTCTTGTTGCCCAAAGTCCACTGTTTCACTAAAAGCATAATTACTTTCAATTTTTTTGGGAGATAAAACTTTATATAGATTTATTCAAGGTCTCCCATATATTTTTATATTATACATAAGAGTTAGAAAATGATATAAAGGCGCTAAAGTCATAAGTACCGTTCGGCTGAACAGTAAATAGATTTGTTCCAGGAAATAAAACAGGGAATATTCAGTCTCGATCAATCCCATCGGAAATATCATTTATAGATACTTGATATTCCGTAGGATCAATCACTATTATATCTAGGGGACTTATCGCTTCGTTTATTGTAATAGATTTATTTCATATCGAAACTACTAATTCAGTAACTGCTGTCGCAGAATTAAAAACTATAATAATTTTTGGATTACTTAAATCTTCTGATTCGGTCAACAATATATCATCATTTACCAAAGTCGTAATATTAGGATAACTGTATCACGTCCTGTCTACAGTCAATAAAAAAGGATTTATAATTTCAAAAACTACAACAACTTTTAATACAACGCCTATCGTCCATTGTTCTCTAGGTATGTAACATCTAATAGGTTTAGCTGGCGCTTGCACTACTACTCAATTTTTTAATTTAAGATATAAAGATTTTTTGGCTTCATCATACATTGCCAAATCAGCTTTCATAATTGTAATTTTATCTTGTAAATCAGATTCTGAGTCTGCGTGTATGCTACAATTTACAGTAATTTTTTTAGATTTAATATTGTACTCGCTTTCTCACATTCCAGGTTGTACGGCAATATCAAATTTTCTATAATCTAATTGATCTAAACTCCAAATATCAGGCATATTTGTAATTTTTATCCAACTATAAGATCAAAATAGATTATAATATAAATCATCAAAATCAAATCACAGTGCATTAAACACGTGATTTTCTCAATAAACTCAATTTACATATAGTAGGTTTCAGAACATTTTATATTAAGTATTTCATAAAGAAGCTGTTTTATAAGAATTTTTTATAGTGTCTTTTACAAATCCTCATATTTTCTCCATAAATGCTTCTGCATCTGCTGGATCTGAGACATTTACTCATCATTGTAAAGTTATATTTGTTTGGAATTCTGTTGGCGATGCAGTTACTCATCCACCAGCATTTCCTGCAAACAAACCTCCTCAACGAGCTGAACCTGTTACTTTTGATAGATCTGTGTCGCCTGTTGATAATGTACTTGCCAGGCCGAACGCTTTTCTTAATTGATTTATAAGATCTATTGTTGACTGAATAGGCCTTGCAATAGTGTTTAACATATCGAATAAATTATCTTTAAGAGTTCATCCAAAGGTTGTTGCAGCGTCTGCAGCACTATTCATTAGATCTCTAACTTCAGCAGTTTTCTTTAAATAATCACCGAGTGTAATTTCTCAATTTGAGTATTGTTCGTCTAAATCACTCAATTCTTGTCTATAACTTTCCATTTTTTCAGTTGTAGTCTGAGTCATATCGGCCAATTTTCTCATTGCCGTAGTAACTGCAACTATAGCTACTAACACCAATCAAAAAGGATTGGCAAGTAATACAGTATTTAAAGCAGCTATACCTGTAATAAGACCAGGCAAAGCAAGTCATAATAAACCAACAACTGCCACTAATCAAGCAACAGCACCAGCAATTACTAATATATTTCTTATTAATTTAGGGTTTTCTTCTGCCCAAGTTGCAAATTTTGTCACAACTGGAACAATTTTATCAACTAATAAATCAAGCATTGGAATAAGTGCTTTTCCTATAGTTTCTCATACATCTCATAAGTTATTTTTTAGCTGTGTCATTTTACCAGCAAACGTAGTCTGTGCAAGTGCTTTGTTCATTTCTCAAACATTTCAGGTAATAACTTCAGCAAGAATAGCTGATCTTTCCATTTCATTTCCGGTCTTTAATATTTCTGCTTGTGCGTCTGAGAAAGATATTCCAACTCTACTCAAAGCTCAAACTTGACCATCTAAAGCTTTTCCCATAAGATTTGCAATATTTATCATATCTTCTTGAGTTGCTTTAACTCATTTTTGCTGTGCTACTAAATTATTCATAGCTGGCAAAAGATTTTCTACTGATTTTGTACTTTTAACAAAAGTGGCCAACTGTTGCGCTCAGGCAAGTTGTATTTCATCTCAAAGAATTCAAAGTTTTTGTTGTTCTTTGGCTAAATTTTTTATGGATTCTATTTGATCGTCTGTTGCTTTTGTTCTTTGTCTTAATACAACAGCTAATTTCTTTTCTTGTTCTATTTGATTGTTTGCAAGCTTTACCATTTTAGATCCGAACGCTACTACGGCAGCAAAGGCAACTGTTCAAACAGCAGCCATCTTTTTAAAGGTGGTTTTATTAGCTTTTGCAAATTTAGAAACTGACTTCGTCGCAGAATTCAACGCTTTCTTAGAATTATCAACTCAATTTATTATTACTTTTACGACGCTTTCTTTAGCCATTATCTTTGTTTATCATTTCTAAAATAATATTTACATATTCTATCGGTGTATCCATCAAATCATTGTATGATCGACTCATAAACTGCATAATTCTAACATTTATTATTTCATCTGTATAATTAATTTTACTAGCTATCCCGATTTTAGATATTTCATATAATGATGTCTTAATTATTATATCTTTTTTTTTTGCACTTCGTCAAAATATTTTGTTGTAGCTTCAACTAATTCCGCATAATCATCCATAGTCAATTTACCATCTAATACATATTTCTCAATTTGGAGCTTGTCTTTTACTCCATCTATTTCTACTATAAATAAGAACATTAAATCGTTACTCATTTCCATTTGACCATATTCGGTCTTTTCATTTTCTAAGTTTGCATAGCATTTTGTTAAAAATTGTCAATCTCTTACTGTCATATTGGGTTTGAACTTTACTTCGATTTCTCAAATTTTAATCATTGGCGTATAATTAAGAATAAAAATTTAGTCTTCTACGATAGGTATTAAATCACATCTACAATTTGGATGTAGTGGAGATCATTCGGTAGATGAATAATCTAGTTTCATTGTTCATCAATCCCTACCTTTATATTTATCTCATTTCTTGAAATACGGATCTGTTAAGCCTATTTTTTTTCAATGTAGAGGACCACACCATTCACAAACTCTTTCGTCTTGAGCTGTGTATCGTTCTTTTCATTTAACAATATTTGATTGATCTCGAGCTAATATTTGTGAGTCTGTGGCTGCTCTCATAGTTTCTGTTCTAACAATTTTTTTGGCTCTACTTGTTGAAAGTTCTGTAAATACTCACTGTATAGATACTCTCACTTCATCAGGAGATAATCAACCTTGTATTCCTGCATCGATTACTGCGTTCAATTTCTTGTCAGTAACTTTGTCGACCTCTTGTGCCATATTAGTTAGTATTCATTTTTGGATCTTCTTAGATTTTGTTGTGTTCACATCAAAAGCCATATCTTTAACCTCATTCATAGCTAATTGTCATTCTGATTCCATTAAATCCTTTTGAACAGGGCCTAATAATCTCAAATAGGCATTAGTATATTTATTTCATAATGAGACTGATACTTTTTTCATATCTATAGATATTTCTTTTATATCTTTTGTCTGTGAATCATATTGTTTCATTATATCTTTTTCTTGTATTCAGAATATTGTTTGTAATTTTGCATTGTATGGTTTGTAATATTTTTTCATTCTCCTAGTTTTCTTAGAAATTTTCTTTTCCATTCGATCTTCACTTCGTTTTTTTGGTTCAACTTCTTTTAATAATAAAGAGAATTTATTTACTATAGTATCTGATATACTTTTCTTTTCTATATCTTTTTTACTTCCTGAAATTTCTGTAACAGCTGGAGCGCCATCAACAAATACATCTCATCATTTAACTGATTTATATCCTAGAGAATTTCTACCCTCATTCTGAGATATAAGCCCAGTATTGTAATTATTTCTAATATTATCTTCCTCAACTGGCATAATATTTACAAACTCGTATGTACCTATTCAACTGAATAATGTAGTTGAAAATGCTGTAGATATTTTTTGAGCCAACGGAGTCAAAGCTCTTTCAGCAAATATAGAATTAAACGCTTCAACATTTCAAACATTCACACCCTCTCACATACCGGTAACAGCTTTTGGAACTCTATAAGTTGCCAATATTTTTTCTGCATCCCATTTTTGTTGTAAAGGATAGTCCATATCTTTTGGAGTTGGATTCAAGTTTTGTATTTGAAATCAATTGGCCAAAAATGCAGCTCAATTTTGTTTTCAAACTCATCAATGACTTTCGTCTCGTGAATCTTTCATAATTTTTATTTGATCTTTCGTTAGTGATTGAGACGATGTAATAACTGGAGTCCTAGTGTTTCAATCAGTCATATTTTGTTGATTCCATATAGTTCATATTTCATCATTTAATATCGTTCCTGCTGCTGCAGAAAGTTTTGATACTCATCTAGTTATATGTGGATATTCTTGATATGGATTCCAATCAGCAACAACTATTACATCTTCTTTGTGTATATTTGTTACTGTGTTTTCTCCATAATAAAACCATTGTCTTAATCTTCCACGTTCGTCAAAATCTTCTTGCATTAAATCAGGCCTTAATATTCTTAATCATTGAACCGCTGAAGTTTCAGAAGCTCTTATCATTAAAATATAAGCAGTCCCGAATAATTCGTAACTATGAGATACTGAATTTATTAATTCAGATGTCATAAATTTCATATATGGATGATTCCTTTCGTTTCATTGTTTATTTTTTAATACTGTTTTTTGAGCTGACATAGCATCTCAAATTGTAGTGATAGCAATATATTGCCAAGACTTGAAATATTTTATATAGTCTCATCTTGATAGAGATGTAGGATCACTAGAAACAACATCAGGAAATCGATTACTTACTGTTGCTGTTTTTTGTACTCATAATACTCTTGATACTATTTTTTGTATAATATTCATTGTAATATTCTAAGATAAAACGTCTTGTGATTTTATTCAAACTGATATTCTACCAACTAAGGCCCCTCATTTCTCAGAGGCTGTAATTTCTACAAGTTCAGATGTTGGTCATATTGTCGCCACTGCATCTCATCCCCAAGCTCTATTATCATTTAATAATCCTATAGATAGATCTATAATATTGCAAATTGCTTGCTCTGCAGTTGCCCAATCAATATCATCATTAATAAGATGAACTATTGATAATATAAAACTATATGTAAGATTATTTGAACAACTATCCTCAGTCTCATTAGCGGTATTATCATATTGAATTATCATAAATGGCGGATTGTCCCATTTTTTTGGAGCATATTTATATATCTCAGTCATTGGTTTTGTGATACCTGATCCTGCTAGTGGCGATAGAGCTGTGTATATTTTATCTCTCCAAGTTGCTATACTCATTATGACTATTTTGATATAAAGCTGTCGATTGTTGATGCTAATAAACTTAATAATTTGTCTTCTTTATTTTTTATTGCTCTCACAAAGAAAGGATTGGCTTTTGTTCCTGGATGTCTTACGCTTTTCACTGGGTGTCTAGCTCAAGACCAATATAATCATCATCATTTAGCTGTTATTGTATGCGATCTAGTTCACTCGTGAACAAATCAAGCATACGATACATTGTCAAATACTTCTCAACGAGATCTTCAAGTTTGCCTATACCTAATTCATCTTGCTAATATTCCTGTATCTCTTGGAACTTCTTTTTTAGCTTCTCTTTGTATAGTTATAAGTGCTTTTTCAATCCAAGCTGATAAAGCTCTTGGTATATCATCTTTAGATATTTCATTAAGATTTTTCATTGCGTCTTTTGGATCAATATTAACTTGTAGCATCTTCTTGATTCAAATTTAATAAAGCAGTTGTTAAATATAGATTCCCCCCTTTCCTGTGAGATACGCCACTCACAGAATAGGTATTTGACTCTATAATAACCTCATCCCCATCCCTAATATCTACATCATTCTGCGTTATTTTCAATATAAATGCTTTACCCATACTTGCAGGATCAAATAATTTTGATTCCTCTCAAATTGCTGTCCAATATCAATCGTATGTGGCAACTGTGGTCATTCACGTTGATTTTCAGTTGACATATACCATTCTTTGAACTGCTGCACTGCAATTTTTTATAGACATCTTATACTAGATTATATAAAACATAGGTATCTAAAATTGTCTTATCCGACGATGACAATAAGATGTTTCCACTACTCATTTCTGAAGATGTTTTGAAAGTGATAGAATAATCGGCCAATTTTTCTGATTTAACTCCATCTATAATTCAAGAACTATTTAATTTATCTACGGCCACAACATAATTTACTATAACTGTGTATAAATCATTTGGCAAAGTTCCTATTGTCGCCTCTGTTAGTGGTGGTACTGGATCAGTTTGTAATGTTCGACCTGTAGTATATGAAAGTCTAAGATTTTTTACTCCTAGAGTTGTTCTATCAATAAAATATGGATTTCTATAATCCATTAATATAGATCAAGACACTATAGTTTCTTCTGTTCGAGTATAGTCAACTCTATATTCGACTTTTGTTATAGCATCAGTTGGATATTTTATAATATTACTATTTTTTCCTCAATTTAAAACTTCTACTATGTCTTCTGAACGAATTGGACGATGAGTATAATTAGAAATATAGTCAATGGCTCACTCGATCCATTGCTTTAGTTCGTCATCCCTAGTAGTACCGGTTATTCCCAACGCAGTTTTTACTAGCCCCAATATATAGTCCAAGTCGTTCATAAGATCTTTTGTTTATTTTGTTAAAATGTTTAACTCCTCAATTAATGTCTTTTTAGACTTGAAATTTTTACCATCCTCTTTAAAAATATCAATTTTATGATCGACAGCGATCTCTTTGATTCTGTCTGCCTTAAACTTATCTACTTTTCCTCACGCCTCAGCTTTAATTTGCTCCCAGGTCATTTTAGCTTTTGTTCCTGGTGGTGGCGATTGTATTTCCCTTTCTTCTATAGGTTTTTTATCGATCTCTAAATAATTAGGTCAATATTTCTTGGCCAAATCAAAATCCATATCGACAATATCTCAAACTTTTTTTCATTGAATAATTCCTCTTAATACTTTGTATCTCATAGCGTATATTAATTAATAATTAAAAGAAAAGGAGGGGAGGTTATCCCCCCCTAATATGTTAAGAACTTGAAGCTGCAGTTTTTATAAGCGAGAACGCATCCTCGAATATAGCTTTAGCATCAAATCTTGTTTCAACTTTCATTGATTTAATTCCTTTTGCAAAATTTGAATCAATGTAACCCCACTCAGTTGTAAGGTTTTTTCTCATTCCCATAGCGAAATGTTTTAGATTTCCAACTGCTCCAAAAACTTCGTCGTCTCCAACTGCGTCTTGACCAACGGCCAATTCAACAACTGGGTAACCCATTAATGTAGCTGGTTGAGCTTCTCTAGGACCTGCATAGATAGGCAATCAATCATTATCTTTCAACTTTCTAAGACCTTTTATTCCATCTCTAGCAAAGAAGAATATAACATTTCTTCTGTATTTAACAGGGATGTCGTAAAGCATATCTATCAAATCGTCATAATCCATAGTTGATACAGCACCACTCAAAGTAGTAACAGCCGCACCAGTCAAATTAAATACTCCAAGAACATTTTGAGTTGATCCAGTACCTGTACCATCTCCTTTGAAAACTTGGTCGTCAATAAATAACATCAATTGTTCTGCTGCTGCTTCCGCAAACATAGTCCAAAGTGTTCCATCCGCTGAAAAGTCTTCTACCATTTCAGAAGTTGCATTCAATAATCTAGTCCATTTTTTTGCAGTCAATAAGATTTCTGTTCCACCTGGTATCCCATCATCTCAAGATGCAGCTTCAGCTACCCAAGCTCCATTAGTTGCATTTTGCACTAAGATAGGCACTTCTAAAGTCTTAGAGTTCATTGGCATAATTCTACAATATGCAGTTGCATAGAATTTGTCATTGAAAACTTTTTGAATTTCCTTTCGGAATTCAGTTTGGATAAAGTATAATCCACTAGCGTCTAATCCTAGACCAGTTGCACCCTCAGTCAAAGTCTTTAATTCAGCTTCTACTGAAGTTTTGTCCTTTGCTGATTTGATAACAGCCATTTCAAATAATTCAATAGCTTTTTCAGATTTCAATTCTTTAGTTCAAAGTGTATTCATTTGCATTTTTTCTGTCAATTCCTTAACAGATTTTTCCAATGCAACCATTTTTTCTGCGTCTGCTTCCAAATCCATATCTTTCATTTGGTCTGCAATTAAACTTTTAAGTGTTTCATCACTCAAAGAAGCCTCTACAGTAGACTTTAATAAAGTTTCTAATTGAGGAGTTAATTTCTCCATCAATTCTTTTAATTCTGCTTCGCTCATAATTTTAAAAAAAGAATATAAAAATTGATTATTTTTTGGCAGTGAATAATCATTCACTAAGAGCTTTTACAAATAACTGTGCTTGTTCTTTTGTAATCTCTACCTTTTTTTCTTCGGGTGGGTTGTTCTCCCCATCTTCAGTATCTTTTGATGTTACTGTTTTGATTTCTTTTGTCATAGTATCGAATTTTTCGTCGATATATGATTTAATACTTTCAACAACTTCATCCATCGTTTCTATTTTTTTGGCAACTTCTTTAGAAATTAATCAAATCTCTATTCATAATTCTAATTGTTTTTTATCTAAACTTACAGCTCCTGCATCACAAGGTACTGGTATAAAAGAAACTTCTAATAGTTCTGATTTCTCAATGATGTCTCTATTTTTTTCGTTTCTTTGTTTAGTTATGAATCAAATTGAAACAGTTTTTAATGCTCCTTGACTATATAATGATTTACATAAATCTCCCATCGGGCTATCTGCAAATTTTCATTCAAGAATAAGTTTTTTTCAATCAACATATACCTTAGTTCAAATTCAGACAATACTTGCGATTGCATATCTATGATCCGCCAATACAATTGGATTTTTCATATAATTTTTTGTATCTACTCCTGCTGCAATAACAATATCTCATACTCTGTCTTCTTCTCAACTATTTGCGATAACTTTAAAAGTATTGTCGTCCTCATCAGAAACTTTTATGTCTACAGCAGTTTCAACAAATTCCCTATATTGCTTTGCGACTTCCTCTGTTATTATTTTTATAATTATATTTATTGCGTCCATTTTTATTTAAAAGAAATATATAAAATTAATATTAAACATACGAAGCTAAAGTATTTTCTAGGACAGCATTTATTGCTTTGCTTTCTGAAGTAGAATATAGACCTTTAAATTCTATAGTTTGTTTTGTTATAGCATCAAGTGACATTGCAGGCGTTCGATTTACATATACAGCTTTTGGCATAGTGAAAGTTAATATATCTGAGTCTGCATTTTCGATCACAATAGATATTGCTTTATATTGGTTGTTACAGTAATCATCCATATCATCACTATCTTCCATAGTAACTTCAAACGATCCTGTAATTATAAATTTATTTGTGATTTGTTCTCCCATAGCTATATCAGACATACACCTATCCTCCTCCTGATCTCTTGTTAGGACAAGTTCGAAAGATTTAAGACAAATATTAGGATCTAATAGTGGATTATCTCACTCATCAGCTACATATAATTTAAGCATATTAGCAACGAAAGCTTTTTCATCAGTGAAAGATGCGGTATGAGTTACAACGGTTCATTTCTTACCTTTTACGTTCATACTAACTGTTACATAACCATCTATTTCGGCAGAGATAGTCATATTTTCAACATAACTTAAAGTGTGTTGCAATTCATCTGTTGGCCTTTCAATAGTGATACCAGCAGTTTGTTGCGTGTTAGCATTCAATAATTCGAACGTGTGGTCATAAATTGGACCTGCTCCAGTAGTTACTGGCGCTTGTCAGAAAATTAAATATAATAACCAACCAATAGAAATAGGCGCTACATTTCCTCATAATCCTCATTCAGCATATTCAGAAGAAATTTCTGTGTCAGCTACATCTACAATATTTCACAATGAACTTTCATCCATAACGTGAGTCACTTTGTTTTGTAGTGATAATTCATTCCATTTGAACCAAGTGTCAGGAACACCACCAGCACCAGGTGAAGCCTCTATAACTATTCAGACATTAATAGTTTTTCCAGAAAATTTTGTCATTTATTAAATTTTAATATTTAAAATACAATCATCTCCCGTATAAGGAAAAAATTTATAATAGTCAATAGTCGTGATACTAAACAATATTATTTTTGAGGTGTTTTTGTATTATCTTGTCATATTTATAGAAAGTATTTTCTGCTGATATATACATATTTCTCATAATAAATCTTTTGCAATATTTTTGATTGTATTTTAAATATATAAATACTTGTAGTTTGTGTGGCTGTTTTTTAAATCGTGCTTGAGAAACCTTACCCCAATTCGTTGGAGCTTTTGGTATCAAATACAAGAACAATCATTTGCTGGCCATTAAAGTATTTTATTAACTAAAAAATATCTGTTCGGTTGGGTCTATTTCTTTTATTAGTTCAAAATATTCTCTCATCATAATCGTATCAGCAAAATCGGGAGACATTCAATTTAAATTATTCTTTTGGTTTTCTTTAGAATTTATTTGGAGCTTTCACTCTTTGTCGATTTTATCTTTTTTGATAGATCTAAGTTGTTTTTTAATTAAAGATTTTACATCGTGTATTTGTCATCAAACTTTTATATCTTTTGTTACCAATCCATCTACCATAATATCTTTTGTATCTATAGCCATACTTCCATCATTTATTCTGACAGCAGTCCTATAAAAACATTGGGTCTTTAGATTGGCGTAATTCTCTTTGATCTCAGTGGTTGGATCAGGAAGTGCAGGCAATCATCAACTAAATCAAACATAGCTTCACATATCCAACAGTCCTCATCATACTCCATCTTGATCGATCAATGTCCTAGATATTTGGATGCTTTCGCTTTTTCTGAGCTTCTCGATTTCACTATAAAGATCTGTAATCAAACATTTTGTAAAGACACGAGTTTTATAAACTTTAAATCATTGCCAACATTTTATTATCGCTAGATCTTTTCATAATCTCGCAACATCGACAGTAATATATCTTTTTTCTGAGTCCTCCACAAAATTACTAAACATATCATTTAGTGATGTTTCTTTGAATAAAGAAAGCCCGTCTACTCTGACGTTTCGGTTTCATTCGAAAAGTTGTGATTTAACCTGTGTACTTTGGGCCAAAAGATTTCCTAAATATGCAGGGTCTTTATCTAAAAGTTTTTTATTTTCGTATATATCTCATTCAATAAAAGTAACTGATTTAATAAGATCAGAAATATCATATTTAGCAAGCTCCTTATTTTTGAAGATTTTAGGACACTTCTTTTTAACTTCTTTGGGGCTGTCTCATCGTACTATATTTTCTCAGTCCATAGTAAAATATCTGAGAACTCAACATCTTTCAGGAATAATATATCAAGTCTTTTGATCGATCCATCGTTCAATAAATTCTTTAACCCAACTATCAGGATCAGGATTACAAGTTGCACGAACGTATGGACGAACTCAACAAGTAGATCTATTCCTAGATAATAGATAAAAGAATTGTGTTTTTGAGAAATGTGTCAATTCATCAAATCACATAAACGGTATTTCTGTTCACTGTCGATTTAATTTATCTTTCTCGTGTTCGAGATGTGAAAATTTTAATTTATTTGAAAATCAATCTTTATTCAAAAATTTCCAGGTCTTTGTACTTTCCATTGGACTGGCTCAAGGTATAGATGCGTAAAATTCCATCGCTTTATCTCGTAATCCTCATTGGTTAGTTACCATCGGCATAGTACGCCTGAATATTACAGATCAAAAATCTTGTACTTCTGTTATATTTCTAAGTGGCTCAAGTATAAGTGCCACTGTTTTTCAAGCTCAGGCTTTTCATCATCCGATAACAATATCCGCTTTAGATCCTAAGAAGTTTGTTTGGAATCATTCTTGGGGTTGGATTGTGGTCATCTTCAATTATCAGGAAGAATAAAAATAGTCTTCTCAACAGGATTTTCGTTATCTCCTGACAACTCTGCTTTATCTTTCCACTCGGGATCTATTCTTTTTAAATATTCCAGTGATGCTTTGGCGCTTCATTTAAAGGCTTCATTTAATATTATTGATTTACAAGCAACTCTTGGAAAATTTCTAGCTCTCCTCATCTCGGTCTTGAAGTCTTTTTCTTTACCATTTATGTCTAAAAACGTAGCTCAATATTTAATTCGATTATGATATGTGCCTTTTGAAATCTCAGCCTGAGCCGTTGCATCATTAATAGATCAAGCAACTCTAAAAATGTCTATAAGTATTTGTACGACTGAATAATCTATTTTTGTCGGTCTTCATCACTTATCTTTGTCAATATTTTTATTCTGTTTTTCCAGTTCAGCTTTTTTTGCTATCTTTAACAGCCTTGCTTTCTTTGCTTTGGCTGCTTTTAGTTTCTTTGCCTTTTCAAGCTTTATCTTCCTTGCCTTTCTTGCGATCTGCTCCTTTCTCAACTGCTTTTTTGTCTTTATTATTAGTTTTTTTGGCAGGATTTGGTTTTTTTCTGTCATTTTTTGGTTTATAAGCAACTAAAATATTTTGGTCTATTTGTAGCATTTTATATCCATCGATTATCACAAAGAAAATTACTTGTATGCAAATTCATAATACAAATATATATCTAATATCATACATCTCCCCTGTTTTTCATTTATATATACCATCTAATATTTCTAAAGTTTGTCATTTAAGAAAAGGTTTCGGAAAGACCTCAATAGGTTCATCACTAGGAATTTCAGGTGTTTTTGGATCTTCTTGTTTCTTTTCCTCAGCCTTTTTGACCGGAGGAGTTTTTTTGTCAAGATCTTTCTTGGTAACTTTAATCATAGCTTAAATTATCAAGTAAAATGTCTAATTTCGAACTCAATATACTCTTGTCATTTCTTCACGATTTCTTTTTCTGCGATCACTCTTCGGAAATACTTATCATTAATTCAATATGCCTTTTGCAGACAATCTTCAAAACATTTAATAGGATTACTAGTATCAGAAGCCATAGAACTAAATCATCGCTTCATAAACAACTCCATACTTTTAGGGTCTTTGATCTCTATAGACTTTGGCAGCAGTGCCTTAATGATAACTTCATAAGTCTTGTAGTCGATAGTTTTAAATCTTTTCCCTACTCGTGCATCATTCACGGACAGCGGTTTTGTTTTTAATTTGTATCTCATACTTCATAAAGAAAATAAAAGATAAAAATATATATACACTTAGTAATATTCTTATACAGTATTAATATAGAAAAAGCAAGCGTAATTTAATAAGGTATAGTTTCTTCTATATATAATAATGCTATGTTTTAAAAAGTAGGGGTAGCAATAGCGGTTATCTACTGTGGTTTCTCGGATTACTATTTAACTCAATTATGCGGTTTTTTGTAATTAGATGTGTGTAAAAAAAGTCTTGCAATGAAGAAATCTTTTAATATATATTATATTATATGAACATCAGGAGAACGTTTGAGTTTGAAAATGTAATCGTAAGATTATGGCGGGGTAGTTCCGATGAAAGTTGCAATACTACGGTATGCAAACAAACGAAAAACCCTTAGCTTCCTCTCCTGGTGTGCTGGGGGTTTTTTTTATTCAAAATGCTACTTGTAATGAAAGATAAAAAAAGTTTTATGTTGTACGCAGATCTATTAGAAACTGTCGGGCATCTAACAAGCGAAAAGGCTTGAGAACTTTTTAAACACATCCTTTTATATGTAAATGATGAAGACCCGAAAACTGAAGATATGATAATAAATATTGCATTCACTCCGATCAAACAATCACTGAAAAGAGATCTAATTAAATGGAAAATTAGAGCAGAAAATAGTAGAGAAAATGGAAAATTATGATGAAGACCACCGAAGAAGACTAGAAAGAAACCTATAAAACCCAGTGGGTTTAAAAATAACCCAAGCGAACCCACAGAACCTGTAACAGTAACAGTAACAGTAACAGATACAGTAACAGATATAAAAGAAGTATCTAAAGATACTGAACCTACGGTTCACTGAAACAAAGAAATAAATAATTTAATATCAGAACTCAAAAAACTTTGTAATGAAATGTGAGTGAGTTATGATAAAACAAAAGATCGTATGTTTTGAAAACATATTTGCACGGCAAAGGATTATGGAGAATTTTGCGAAAAAATATGACAAACGAGAATTGAATTTGCTTTGAATATATTGAGAGTAAGTATTAGAATTAATTTTTGGAAATGAGTTTGCTCGGGTCCACTAAAGATATACAAGAGTTATGCAGAAGTTTATAATAAAGCAAAGCTTTTAAATGATAAAAATAAATCCACAGTTTTACCTTGAATAAATCAAAATGCTAATTAAAGACTACAAAGAATTAACTATGATACAACTGAAAGATTGAACAGTGATTAATACTGAAGCTTCTGTGCAGCAAGTATCTGATATGTTGAACACAAACAATTTAGTCACAATAGACTGAATATGATTTCACAGGTTCGATCTGAAATGTCCGATAAAGAGATATGAACCAACTAAAATTGAATGATTTATATTATCACAACCTGCTGATATAAGAAATAAACTATATCAAGAACTGGAGATTAGAAAAGAAAAGAGGTTAGATATAAATATGAATATAATTAAAAATATTTTAGATCGTATCAAATAAATAATGAGTAAATTCTTAGACTTTTTGAAATGACCACGACACCCATACACACAGAGGTCTTGCGATCCAAACGCAATAGCAGACAAAAAAGAATGTCTGACAGTAGAGATGTTAGTAGAGGCTAGCAAATTAATGCAACAAAAATCAGAACACAAGAGATGTGAATGCAAGTTTGAATATACTACAACAATGAATAAATAAATATTATGGCTGATGGGACATTAGTCAAAAGCAAGACGAGTTGCCGACACTAGTTGGAGCTATGACTCTTGAAGCACCAACATCTTTAGTGTTGGTGTAGTTCACGGAAAACAAATCAACTAAAGAATTTGTAGATCAGTTATATTATGAAGAAAACCCAATACCCCCTAAAAAGGGGGAATTAGAAAAACTAGTTATAAAAACAAAAAGAGGAAAATATTGAGGAACGTGGATGCACCCAAAATTGATTATTGATTTTATGATGCGGTTAAGTCCTGAATTTAAATCTATGGCATACGATTTTATAACAGGAGCGTAAAACCTCAATGTCTTTAGCGTTGAGGATGTAAGCGACTTTAACAAATTCACTTGCTTTTACTAAATAAATCATTATATATGGCAGTATGAAAAACTATGTGTATAAATTCAAGCTAATTATAACAACAAATCAAAGAGAAGCTCTTTGAAGATATTTTGGTTGTTGAAGATTTGTACGAAATTATTATCTAAATAAATCCATACAAGATTATCAACAAAACAAGGATAAGAAGCGAAATAAATATGAATACACAAATGATTTAGTAGGTTTGAAAAAAGAATATGAATGGTTGAAAGAAGTAAACAGTCAATCATTACAAGCTACACTTGAAAATCTTGATGTAGCATACAATAAATTCTTTACCAAATGATGAGGGTTTCCGAACTTCAAGAAGAAACAATCTAAACAATCAGTAAAGATACCACAACATTTCAAGATAGAATGAAACAGAATATACATACCTAAGATGAAGCAATGATTGAAATTCATAAAACATAGAGAGATAGAATGAAAAGTAAAATCACTAGTAATATCACAAGATACAGATTGAAAATACTATGTAAGTATATTAGTAGAGAAAGAAATCAAAGAAGATAAGAAGACAAAAAAAGAAGTGTGAATAGATTTGTGATTAAAAGACTTAGCAATAACAAGTGATTGAAAAAAATATAAAACAAAAAAACAAGATACAAAAGAGATTGAAAGACTACAAATGTGGATGTCTAAAAAGCAGAAGTGAAGTAGTAGATACAAGCAATTGAAAACCAAAATTGCTAAACTACACAAAGATAATGCCAATAACAGAAATGACTATCTACATAAGATTAGTAGAAGTATAGTAAAAGAATATGATTTGATAGGATTAGAAAATCTAAATGTGAAGTGAATGATGTGAAATCATAAACTAGCAAGAGCAATTTGAAATCAATGATGGTCTGAATTAGTTAATAAATTACAATACAAAGCAGATTGGTATTGAAAGACTACACATCAAATTAGCAGATGGTATCCAACAAGCAAGCAATGTAGTAAGTGTTGAAATGTAAAGAAAGTATTAAAGTTATCAGAAAGGATGTATCAATGTTCTGAATGCTGAGCAGAATATGATAGAGATATTTGAGCGGCTGAAAATATACTAAGATACACAAAAGTTGAGCTTAAACTTTAGTAAACTCGGCTCACACCATTACGGAACAGTAGTGGTATACTCTCGCAGAGGTAGCAATAACAAGTAAGTATCAATAGATACGAGCGGTTATCTATCATTGAAGCGAGAAGCCCCAACGGTCTTTAGCCGTGGGGTAGTTCACCTTGATGTAATAATATGCTTCTTAGCTTCGTTGGAAACAGGAGGCGGTATTTGATACCACCTCTCTGTTATTTTAGTAAATAGTTATAGATATAAACATATACTGGAACGATCAAATAACATATTATCATCATTCAGTCTACAATATATCAAACCCGATTTGTTTTTGGTTTTTTTATTCCCATAAGTAATAAAATCAAAAAGATAAAAATTAGTCTAAAATCTCTTGTTTTAATAGTTGTAGTTCTGTATCTATACTAGCGTAAGCAATAAACTCACATACTCATTGCTCATATTCGATACATTCAAGTCTTTGTAGTTCTATTGTAGGCATAAGTAATAAAAGAAGAAAAATAAAAGATAGATATTAAATCCATAAAACCATAACAAGAAACCCCGCTATAATTGGCACAATAATTTGTCGAAACTCCATAAGTATATAATGAAATGATAAAAACAGATTAAAGGAGGGTGTAATATACACCGCTCCAAGTTTATAAACAATTCAGCTCTTCGGCTTGTTTCAGTAGTCGCTTGTTCTCTTTTTTCTCTTCTGCGTACCTGTAAAATACTCGCAATAATTTCTTCATTTGTCTATACTTTTAATATGTTTATAGCTCTATTGTATATAGTTCGTATGCAATTGCAAGGGCAAGTGTAAGTAAGTTTATAACATAACAAGCAAGCAAACACCCGCTTACATAAAGGGCTTACGCTGTTTCAGTGTATACATAAGGTATAAAGAAAAGTAAAGAAAATCGCGGAAAATAGAAAAGATTTAACAAAATTCTATTGTAAAGGGAAAAGAAAACAATAAATACAAGATAACATTTATATCATTATCTCTGGATCTATGGGAAAAGAAATCACAAGCAAAGAAGAGCAAACAAATATAATGATAACAGACAAACAGGAGGAGTATGAAAGTATAAAACAATTTCTTAAAAATATCGATACAAAAGAGAACGCCAAACAAGAAGATACCAAATCCATAAGGAATAAAACAAACAACATAAAACACCACTACAAAGGACGGAGTGATACAAAGAAGTATTTAATGATACATAACCATACACTGAAACACTACCCAGAAATCATTCACCTAAGAGAGCTATACAAAGAGGGAGTGATGTACTCCGAACAACAACTCCAAGAGCTTGCTTATAAATATATAGAGCTCTGCGAGATGCTTGACTATAACATTACTCTCTCCTGACTCTGCTTGTTCCTAGGGATACATATCAACTCATATCAAGGCGCGACTGTTAACGATATTATCCAACCGCTTTTCGAGCAAAAATTGCTGTCAAGTAGCAACAACTCAAATCTAGCGTTGTTAATGAAACACCGTTACAACTGGAAAGATAAGCTCACAATCGAAACAGGAGCGACCCAACAAACCAAGAGCGTGGTGGAAAAGATAATGCAAGCGAACAAAGAGGGTAAAAGTCTAGGCTTGACACCGCCCACCACATGAGGCTAAGCGCTACACATACGCAGAGCTGAACAAGGCGCGCCCAATCTCGCCGACAAATCCGGCATAAGAGAAAGAGGCAGAGCCTCACCATATTACACTAGTTAAGAGTACCATACTATGTGTGTGTATGTGTGAACCGGAGTGGGATAAACCACAAGGCTCTAGTATTATATACATAACATTTATTTGAGCTATTAAAGTTAAGGCTTATGCACTAGGGCTATATGGGGGGTAGCGGGTTAGGGGTGTGGGTTGAGGGTGAGGGGATCGTTCACAAGAAAATTACCAATTTTTTTGAACG